TCTGCACAAGCATTTATGCAACCAATGCTACATGATGTTAAGATTCGTGTTAAAGAAATGACAGGTGAGATTTGCATTAAGAACGTAGCACCTGAAAGCATTATGGTTTCTGTAGACGCTAATGGTACAGACTTAGAGTCAGCACGTTTCGTTCAGCATCGTGAACTAATGCACCCATCAGAAGTAGCAGAGATATTTGATGTTGATGAAGACGAGTTACACGAAATACTAGCAGAACAAGATGAGTTTGAAATAGAATCTAATGCTCGTGATATTTATGACGAACAATACGATAGAGCTGTAGACACATCAGAAGTATTAGTGAAAGACACATACTTAAAAGTAGATGGTAAACGTCAACGATTTGTTGTGGTAGGTAATCGTATTATCTATAAAGACGAGTCATGTGACCACGTTCCTTTTGCTTGCATTACTCCTATGATAATGCCACACAGACACATTGGTCGTTCTTATACTGACCTAACTAAAGACATACAGATGATTAAGTCTACATTGATTCGTGGTCAATTAGACAATATGTATCTATCTAACAATGGTCGTTACGCTATCTCTGACAGAGTGAACCTAGATGATATGCTAACATCAAGACCAGGTGGTGTAGTTCGTGTACAAGGTGAGCCAGGTAGTGCTATCCAACCATTACAACACGCACCATTCCCTACAACATCTTTCACCATGGTTGAATACATGGATAACATGAAAGAGAAACGCACAGGTATTACTGCTTACAATCAAGGTTTAGATAGCAATTCACTTAATAAAACAGCATCTGGTGTAGCACAAATCATGTCAGCTGCTCAACAGCGTTTAGAGTTAGTAGCTAGAACATTTGCAGAAACCGGTGTTAAAGACTTATTTATGTTAGTGCATCGTTTAGTTAGACAAAATGTAACTAAGCCTGATATTGTACGCATCAGAAACCAATGGGTAGAGGTTGACCCAAGAGAATGGAAGAATCGTAAAGACTTATCTATCTCTGTAGGCTTAGGCGCTGGTAACAAAGACCAACAGCTTATGCACCTCAACAACATTCTACAAATGCAAAAAGAAGCTATCCAGGTTGGCTTAACAGATAAGAATAAAATCTATAACGCATTGGCTAAACTGACACAAAATGCAGGCTTTAAAAACCCTGATGAGTTCTGGACTGACCCAAGTAATCAGCCACCGCAACAACAGCAACCTAATCCACAAGAACAGTTAGTTCAAGGTCAGTTAGCTATCGAACAAGCTAAAGCACAAGCTGATATGCAATTAGAAGCACAGAAGAACCAAGCTGATTACGAACAAGAGCAATTACGTTCACAAAATGATATACTTATAGAACGTGAAAAAATAGCTGCACAAGCCGAATTAGAACGCTTTAAAGCACAATTAAAAGCAGAGACTGATATGGCTATAGCGCAACTTAAAGCTCAAACAGGAATGTAATGAAAGACAAAGCATACGAAGAAATAACTAAAGGTGGTGAAGCAGAAAAGATACTAGGTAGCAGAGTCTACCAAGAAGCATTTACCAAAGTTAAATCTAACATCATAGAAGCAATGCAGAGCAGTCCATTAAGCGATGAAGTAACACATAATCGTTTAGTCATTGCTCTACAAACATTAAACCAAATAGAACGTGCATTAACCGACATCATGCAAACAGGCAAGATGGCTAAGATACAGGTTAGTGATAACGTAAAATAGTTTATTAACTTTAAGAAGGAAGTAATATGAGTGACCAAGCTCTAGAGCAGTCACCACAGAGTCGCTTAGAAGCGATGCTTGGTGATATGGGAGAAGAACCTGTAACACAGGAGATTCCAGAAGAACCACAAGAGGCTGAGGAAGAAGAAACTGTAGAGGTGGAAGCCGAAGCAGATGAACCTACTGACGTTGAAGAAGAAGTAGAAGATTCCGAAGAAGAAGAACCAGAAACAGAAGACGAAGTAGAGGAAGAGGACTCCGATGAGGAACAACTTGCACAATCTGTTAAGTTGAAAGTTAATGGTGAAGAAATCGAGAAACCACTTGACGAAGTCGTGGCATTAGCACAACAAGGACTCGACTACACTAAGAAAACACAAGAAGTAGCTGAACAACGTAAATCTGTTGAAGCATTGCAAGAGCAGTTAAAAATGCAAGAACAACAGTTTGCAGAACAGCAGCAACTTAATAGTTTGTTGATTGAAGATGTAGCGAAAATCACAGCACTAGACCAGCAATTAAGCCAATATGCTGACGTGGATTGGCAGAAATTGACTGATAGTGACTTCGTGGAGGCACAAAAACAATACATGGCATATAACCAGTTACAGCAAGAACGTAACAACTTAGTTTCACAGTTTGAAGCCAAGAGGCAAGAAGCAGTAACAAAACACCAGTCAGCTCTAGCGGAGCGTATCAAAAAAGGTAAAGAAGTTCTAGCCAAAGAAATACCTAATTGGAGTCCTGAGACTACCCAATCAGTTATTACCACTGGGAAAGAATATGGATTTACTGATGATGAGATGAACGCTATTGTTGACCCAAGACACGTTAAAGTTTTGTATGATGCAATGCAATGGCGCAAACTTCAAAGTAAAAAGCCTGTAGTTAAGAAGAAGGTCGCAAGTGCCAAACCAGTAGTGAAGCCTGGAACAAAAGACCCCAAAACATCAGCTAACTCGACTGCTAAGAAAATGCGTGAGCAATTACGCAAATCTGGTAGTGCAGAGATGGCATCTAAATTAATCGAACAAATGATTTAAGGAGTTTTTATCATGGCAGTTTCAGCAACCAATAGCTATACCGGTGCAGGTATCGCAGAAGATTTTGAAGATATTATTTACGATATATCTCCAGAAGACACACCTTTGCTTTCTATGGCAAAGAAATCAACAGCAGCACAAACATATCACCAATGGCAAACTGACGTATTAGCAGCAGCAGCAGATAACAGACAGCTTGAAGGTGATGACGCATCATATGCTACTTTAGCAGCAACAACAGTATTAGGTAACTACACACAAATCTCCCGTAAGACAGTCAATATTTCTAACACCTATGACGTGGTCAAGAAATACGGAAGGAAGAGTGAAGTTGCTTATCAGTTAATGAAAGCTGGTAAAGAACTTAAACGTGACATGGAACACGCATTAGTGCGTAACCAAGCATCATCAGCAGGTGGTGCAGGTACAGCTCGTTCTTCAGCTGGTATCGAGTCATGGATTGCTGGCAACAGCATCAAAGCAACAGCAGCTTCAACAGCAACAACACCAGGTTTCTCTGGCGGTACAGTTGCTGCTCCTACAGATGGTACAGCAGGTACTTTCGTTGAAGCAGACCTAAAATCTGCATTAGAAGCAGCATGGGTAGATGGTGGTGAACCAACAACTATCTTAATGTCTTCTAAAAACAAAAAACTTTTCTCAGCTTTCGCAGGTATTGCAGAGAAACGTCACATGGTTAATGGTACTAATGAAGCAATCATTACAGCAGCAGCTGACGTGTATGTTTCAGACTACGGCAACCATACAGTTAAACTAGACAGATTCATGCGTGACCAAGCTGTATTATGCTTAGACCCACAATATGTTGGTGTAGCATCTTTACGTCCAATCACAAAAGAAGAACTAGCTAAAACTGGTGACTCTACTAAGTACTTAATGACAGCAGAATATGCGTTAGTGGTTAATAACCCTGATGCTCATGCTAAAGTACAAGGCGTTGGTGCTTAATAGCATTTAATGTTACAATAGGGGGATAGAAATATCCCTCTATTTTTATTATGCCAATATTATTTGATAAAGACCCAATTACAGGTGTTACGCAGTATTACGATTACGACCCTGTTAATGACATACATATGATACACAATGTGCAAGACTTCACACCATTAGTTGAGAAGTTAAAACAAGCACAAAATGACCCTGATGTATGGAAAAAGGGTATGAAAGAATCATGGGTACACTATGCTAGTATCCCACCGGTTATTGAGATGAAATTAAAAGAAAAAGGTATCGACATCTACAATAAAGACCAAACAAAAGAATTACTCAAAGAAATAAACACAAATTATCCTTGGTTAAAAACAACAACAAAGAATCATGGATAAACAAGAATTACAAAGAATACAATTAGCAATACACGATTTAGTTAATCGTGAAGATTACAGTTCTGCATTACCGCTTATTAACCAAGCGCTAGAACATTATCCTGATAACGATGCTACATTAAACTTTATGGGTTATATCCATTTGATGGGTGACCAGCCAGCATTAGCTTATCAATACTTTAGACGTGCATTACAAGAGAGTCCAGGCAACAAAGCTATATGGACATCACTAGGTCGTGCCTACCACGAACTAGATAACTTTGAAGATGCAATCAAATGCTTTCTAAAATCAGCAGAATTAGATAACAATTACGCATTAGCATATAGCAATGCAGCAGCTAGCTTTATACAAACATCTGAATGGAAGAACGCAGAAGATGTATGTAACCTAGCATTGCAAATTAATCCTAATGACCAGAACGCTAATATGAACCTTGCTCATGCTTATTTAGCACAAGGTAAATGGCAAGAAGGTTGGAAGCAATGGGGACTATCACTTAATAGCAAGTTCAGAAAAGAATGGCACTATGGTGATGAATCTCGTTGGGATGGGCAAGCAGGAAAAGATATTATTATTTACGGAGAACAAGGCTTAGGCGATGAGATATTTTATGGTAATTGTTTACCTGATGCTATCGCTATTAGTCGTAAGGTCTACATCGACTGTGACCCAAAACTCGAAGGCTTATTTAGAAGGAGCTTCCCTGAGGCGGAAGTTCACGGCACAAGATTGGAAGAACATCCGGAATGGTTAGCAGATAAGAAGTTTGACCATCGTTGTGCTATTGGTGGCTTACCAGAGTTCTTTAGACACGATAGCAAGGACTTTCCTAGAGAAACATACCTTGTTGCAGACCCTGAACGTAGGCAAATGTGGCGTTCTTTATTTGACTCATGGGGTAAAAAAGTCATTGGCATCACTACACATGGTGGTAGTAAACGCACAAATAAAAAAGGTCGTAAACTTACAAAAGATGATATACAATCATTATTAAGTCGTGATGACTTAATTTTAATTTCATTAGATTACGAGGTAGATGAGAAGATAGATGGAGTGAAGTATTTTCCATTTGCCACGAAATCATCTGATTACGATGATACAGCAGCACTTATTGCTGAATTAGATGCAGTTATTGGTGTCAACACGACTGCACAGCACTGTTCAGCTGCATTAGGTGTTAAAACTATCTGTTTAGTACCAAAATGGCATCAGTGGCGCTATGCACAGCCTAGTATGCCCTGGTATCGTAGCATGACACTCAAGTATCAAGAAGATAAAACATGGAAAGAAGTCATTGAGTCAGTTAATATCTGAAGAATACAGGGAAATGCAGGCGAAACTGCATGAGAACCCTAACTATGGCATAGCATCTACTTACTTTGCTCCTATTGTAGACGACATCATTAGCCAGTTTAAAATAACAGACTTATTAGACTATGGTGCAGGTAAATTAAGACTACGAGATAGCATCAAATCAGAAGTAAATTACACAGCATATGAGCCTAGTAATCCTGATTATGATGATGAACCTGAACCATGCGAATTTGTAACTTGTATAGATGTTCTAGAGCATATAGAACCTGAGTTACTTGATAATGTACTCGATGACCTACAAAGAGTCGTTATTAAATATGGACTATTTACTATTCATACCGGTCCAGCAGTAAAAACACTTCCAGATGGCAGAAATGCACATCTGATACAACAACCTTATACCTGGTGGCAACCAAAGATAAAAGAAAGATTTGAAATGGTTAGAGAAGTTGCTATGGATAATGGTTACATTGTATTCGTAAAACACAAATAAGGATTCCTAAATGGCATTTACTAACTACACGTCATTCGTGACAACAGTCGAGAATTATCTTGCTCGCTCAGACTTAACATCTGTTATTCCAGATTTTGTTGAGTTAGCACAAGAAAGACTATCTCGTGACTTACGAGTGCAAGAGATGTTAAAAGTAGCTACAGCTAATACTGTTGCAGGCGACAAAAATATAGCATTTCCTAGCGACTTTCTAGAGTTAAGAGAAATCCATATCGATGGCACACCGGTTTATACACTAGAATTCCAAACACCAGACAAATTCTTTAGAAATGGTAAGACAAGTGAATCAGGCGTCCCAACAAACTTTACAATGCTAGGTGCTGAATTCCAATTTGCACCAGTGCCTGATGGAACTCAAACAGTTCAAATACTATATTATGCTAAACCTGACTTTATTAGTGCATCAACAGCAAGTAATGTCTATTTAGCGTATTTCCCTGATGCTTTGTTATATGCAACTCTAGCAGAAGCACAGCCATACTTAATGAATGATGAAAGAATCGCAGTATGGTCGTCTATGTATGATAGAGCAATCGCAAATATCAGAGAAAACGACAAGGGAGCAACATTCTCTAGTGCAACATTAAACGTAACAACTTCATAAGGAACAATTATGGCTGAATTTAGTAATTTTTTAGAGAACGCACTTATTAATGCTGTTCTCCGTAACACAACATATACATCACCAGCAACAGTATATGTATCTTTATACACAACAGACCCAACAGATGCAGATACAGGTACAGAAGTATCAGGTGGTTCATATGCAAGAACAGCAGTCACAATGGGTGCTCCATCTAATGGTGTATCTACAAACTCTGCTGATGTGACATTCCCAACAGCAACTGCTTCATGGGGAACAGTATCACACATCGGTATTCATGATGCTTCAACTAGTGGTAACTTATTATTCCACACACCACTCGACACATCTAAAACAATCGACTCTGGTGACATCTTCAAGATTACATCAGGCAACTTATCAGTTACATTAGCGTAAGGATAAATAATGGCATTAGTCGTTAAGGATAGAGTACAGGAAACTACCACAACCACAGGCACAGGCACAGTCACGCTTGCTGGTGCAGTAGATGGTTTTCAAACATTTGCAGCCATAGGTGATGGTAATACCTGTTATTATGCTATTACATCTGGAACAGACTGGGAAGTCGGTCTAGGCACTTACACAGCATCAGGCACAACTTTATCTCGTGATACCATACTAGAGTCTAGTAACAGTGGTAGTGCAATTACACTATCAGGCACAAGTAATGTATTTGTAACATACCCTGCTGAAAAGTCAGCACATCTTGATTCTACTGATACATTATATGCACCACAAATCGTAGCATCTAATGGCATTTCATTACATAAAAACACAGTAAGTTCTGACTACACTATCCCAGCAGGATACAATGGGTTTGCAGTTAGTCCACAAACAGTTGCTTCAGGAGTCGCATTGACCATATCTTCTGGTAGCAAATATCTAGTAATTTAGGAGCATACATGGCAACAACAATTAACGCTTTAACTACAGGTGTAGGCGGAATCGTAACGACTGCTGACAACACAGGCAATATAGATATACAATCTTCTGGCACAACAGTCATGGCAGTTACATCAGCAGGGATTGCTGTCACAGGTCGTGGTTATTCTCCTACTATTACATTAACAGATGGAGCAAATATTGACTGGGATACAGCTACAGGACAGGTAGCTACAGTAACACTAGGTGGCAATAGAACATTCAATGCACCTACCAATCTTGTTGACGGAGCATTCTACGCATTAGAAATTGTACAAGATGGTACAGGCTCAAGAACAGCATCATGGAACTCTGTATTTAAATTTACAGGAGCAACTGCACCTACATTATCTACAGGAACAGGTGCAAAAGATTACATTACATTTAGAAGCGATGGGACTAACTTATATGAACAAGGTCGTTCATTAGGAGTTGCTTAATATGTTTGTCGGAATGGGTGCAAACAGTGGTGGTGCATATAACCTAGAATCTAGTCTACGCTTTCGTAGAAGTGCAAATGCTTATTTAAGTAGAACACCTGCATCTACTGGTAATAGAAAAACATTTACATTTAGTTTATGGTTTAAAGGAAAAGGTTATTATACAGGAAATGACCATCTTATAGGTGTTAATACAAGTTCTACATCTTATGCACGAGTTTATTATGGCACAGCAGGAGATAATTATTTAAGAGTTAATCAATATGTTGGTGGTGTTAATTTAGATTTAACAACAACTCAAGTATTGCGTGACCCTTCTGCTTGGTATCATTTAGTAGTAGCATTTGACACAACTCAAGCAACTGCTTCAAATAGAATAAAAGTATATTTAAATGGAGAACAAATTACTTCATTTTCTACTGCTACTTATCCTTCACAAAACTTTGATACATTATTTAATACTACTAATGAACATAGAATTGGAACATTAGGAGCAACATATAATACTGGTTATGAATTTGACGGATACATGACAGAAGTCAACTTCGTAGACGGACAAGCACTCACACCATCAGACTTCGGTGAAACAGATACAACAACTGGTGTATGGAAACCTAAAGAATACACAGGCACATACGGCACTAATGGTTTCTATCTACCTATGAAAGAAACACAGCAAGCAACTGGATTTAATACAGTGTTGTATTCAGGTGCAGGAAACTATTTTAATCAAATTACAAATGTAGGATTTTCACCTGATTTAGTATGGATAAAAGAAAGAACATCTACTTCATCTAATACTTTAGTTGATACAGTTAGAGGTGCAACAAAATTACTTTTATCAGACACTACTGGTGCTGAAACAACAGCAAATGCTTTAATTTCATTTGAATCAAATGGATTTACTGTAGGTGGTGATGGTAAAACAAACGAAATTAATCAAGACTATGTAGCATGGTGTTGGGATGCAGGTTCATCTACAGTCTCTAATACAGATGGAACTATTACTTCTAGTGTTCGTGCTAATCCTGCTACTGGATTCTCTATTGTAAGTTATACAGGAACAGGTGCTAATGCTACTGTTGGTCATGGATTAAGTTCTAACCCTCATGTCATCATAGTCAAAAACAGAAGTGCAGCATCTGATTGGTTAGTTTATCATCATGAAAATACAGCAAATCCTGAAACTGACTTTTTAAGGTTAAACACAACAGCAACAACAACAGACAATAATACAGTATGGAATGATACTGCACCAACATCTAGTGTATTTTCTATAGGAACAGCAGGTGGTGTAAACACATCTAGCAATAACTATGTAGCATATTGTTTCTCTGAAGTATCTGGTTACTCTAAATTTGGTTCATATACTGGTAATGGTAGTGTTGGTAATAGTGTAACAGGATTAGGATTTGAACCTGCGTTTTTATTAATTAAAAATGCAACTGATTTAGGAGGAAGTGGAGAAAGTTGGTATTTATATGATAATGCGAGAGACCCAGTAGACACTAGGTATCATAAATTAAATCCTAATGGCAGTAGTGCTGAAAGCACAAGCACAGTTAATAACCTTGTAGATTTTGATTCTGATGGTTTTACTATCCAATCAACTAATGCTGGGTTAAATTACAATGGTGATACATACATCTACATGGCATTTGCTGATACTCGTGATGCACAGTTTAACTTTGATGCAAGTGGTAACAAGAACAACTGGACACCTAACAACATTAACAGTAACGCATCATCTGAAACTACCTATGACATCATGAACGATGTTGCTACATTAACAGATGAGGATACTGCTAACTTTGCTACATTAAATGCTGTAGATTTAAGTAACTCATCTTACACTCCAACTAATGCTAACTTAACATATAACATTACGGGTGGAAATCAAAATAATCAACGTGGTAGTATTGCTGTTGATTCAGGAAAATGGTATTGGGAATGCACAATTCAAACAGGTGGTGGTAATGCTTTAATAGGTGTTGCTCGTGCTGATTTAAAAAATGATACTACCATTAACTTTAACAGTGCTAATGGTTGGTATTATTATGGATTAACAGGAAATAAATATAATAGTGGAAATCAAGGAAGTTATGGTTCTACATATACTACTGGTGATGTAATTGGTTTTGCATTAGATATGGACAATGGTAAAATTTGGTGGTCTAAAAATGGAACATGGCAAGCAAGTGGCGACCCTGCTGCAGGTACAAATGCAGGCTTTACAAATGTGTCAGGTCTTGTGACATCTAATGTAAATAATGGATTTGGTGGAACATTGACTGGAGATTATAATTATGGTCAAAGACCATTTAAATACACACCACCTACAGGATTTAAAAAACTAAATACATATAACCTACCTGATAGCACGATTAAAGATGGTAGTCAGTATATGAATACTGTGTTGTATACAGGTAATAGTTCTACTAATGCAATTACTGGTGTAGGTTTTAGTCCTGACTGGATATGGATAAAACGCAGAGATAGTGCTAATGCACATCAAGCTTATGATTCTGTTAGAACTTTAGGATATGTATTATCGACATCCAAAACCGATGCTGAATCAGATGAAACAGATAAATTTGTTTCCATAGATTCAGATGGATTTACAATTCAAAGTAATGCAGGTTCACATAATTTATTAAATGCAACTTATGTAGCATGGAACTGGAGAGGTTCAGACTCATCTGCTGTATCTAACACAGACGGAACAATCACATCTACTGTATCTGCTAATACAGACTCTGGATTTAGTGTTGTTACTTGGACAGCAGATACATCTAGTCCAAATACAATAGGACATGGATTAGGTCAAGCACCACAAGTTATTATTTCAAAACGAAGAAGTCAAACTTCAAACTGGGGTGTTTATCATCATAGCAATACTTCATCGCCAGAAACAGAAGTGATTTATTTAAATTTAACTAATGCTACTACTGATTTAAATAATTATTGGAATGATACAGCACCAACTTCTTCTGTATTTACAGTAGGTTCTGCATATGACCAAAGTGAAGATGTTGTAGCCTACTGCTTTGCAGAAGTAGAAGGATTTAGTAAGTTTGGTTCTTACACAGGTAATGGTTCTACTGATGGTCCATTTGTATACACAGGGTTTAGACCTGCATTTGTGTTGTTTAAAAGAACTAACTCTACAAGCAATTGGATTATATTTGACCAAACAAGAGGTTTGTATAATTTAAATGATAATTATCTATATGCAAATGCTTCTGGTGCAGAAGGAACATCAGCGAGTTCAGGTGTAGATTTATTATCTAATGGATTTAAACAAAGAAATACTTATACAGATGCTAACATATCAGGCAGTACATATATCTACATGGCATTTGCCGAAAACCCATTCAAACATTCTTTAGCGAGGTAATTATGTATAAATTAAACGGAAAAACATTAAGGATAGGTAGAGCATTTACCCACGCTGAAGTGCAATACCCTTCTAACTGGTTACAACTATCAACAGAAGCAGAAAGAACTGCTATCGGTATTATATGGGAAGCAGACCCTGTTCGTGCCGATGACAGATACTACTGGGATGGTGATGTAAACAATCCAAAAGCATTAGACGATGTTAACGCAGTAGACGAAGATAATAACCCAATCTATGTTCAAGAATATGATGCGACTGCTAACAATGGTGAAGGTGGCATGGTAGACACAGACGAACAGTTAGTGACTCGTGGTCTTAAATACAACATGAAACAACAAGTGAAACAAACAGCAGGTTCTTTACTAGCACAAACAGATTGGTATGTAACTCGTAACTCTGAAAAGTCTACTGCCATTCCTGCTGATGTAACTACTAAACGAGATGCTATCAGAACTGAATGTGATAGATTAGAAACAGCTATTGCAGGTGTAGATAGCGTAGAAGCATTGATAGAAGTTATGAACTCACAGAACTGGGGTGAATAATGATTACAATTAATGGCATAGGTTTCGTAGAAAACAGTATCACACTAGATACTGACTACACACTCGCAGACAATCGTAATGCTATGACTGCTGGTCCTGTAACTGTAGCAGATGGTATTGTTATTACAATCGGTGATGGTTCTACATGGAGTGTCGTATGACAACACAGATAAAAGGAAATGATACCAGTACATTTGGTGGTGCTATTACTGCTAACAATGTAGGTGCTGGTAATGTATTACAAGTAGTATCTAACACATTTAATGATAGGTTATCTTATGGAACAGCAGATGGTTCTGGTGTAGCAACAGGAATAACTGGAGGTTTTAGTATTGTGCCGACACAATGTCATACTGATATTACTGCTAAAGGTAATAACTCTAAATTTTTAGTTATGTTTGATGGAAATGTTGCAACAACTAATGATGGTGCAAACAGTGCAGGTGATTGGATTGGTGGTATTGGGTTGTTAGTAGACCCAGCAGGTGGAACATCTTGGACACAGATTGGTTCAGGAACAAACACTACAAACACAAATAATATTAAATTTTTTAAATCTAGAGGAAGTGCAACTGCTACTGGCAGTGATGTATTTTATGCACACCAAATGTCACATAACACAATGTACGCATCTTCTGTGAACGCAGGAACAACATTGAGGTTTGGTGCAGAGTATTTTCATTATGATGTTGATGCTATACACGCTAATCTAATTATTAATAGAACATCAAATGATGGTGATGGTAATGCTATTTATCAAGGCGGTATGGCAACAACAATAACAGTTATGGAGATAGCAGGATAATGGATAAATTTTCAGCAATTAAAAAACTATACCCAAATGTTATAAAAATGGTAAATAATACTGTATACGATATAGATAACAACGAAGTAATCTACGATGAAAATGCAGTTCAAGCAGAAATAGACGCAGTTGCGTACATAGAAAAAAGACAAGCAGAATATCCTAGTTTTAATGAATACCTAGATGGCATTGTAAAAGGTGACCAAGCACAAATAGATAAATACATAGCAGACTGCCAAGCAGTAAAACTTAAATATCCTAAAGGTTCAGTATGAGTACAGTAAAATC